TCATAGGTTTTACTAACTTACTCACAACTGATTCATCGAACATTTCAATTAAATCTGAGAACACGTTACCAAATCCGATAGGTGGTAACTGCTTATGATCTCCTGAAATAATAATTCTTGTATTATCTCCAATTGCCTCAAGCCAATGTAAAAATAAACTGGCATTAACCATACTTCCCTCATCGAGAAATGCAACATCTGTAATCAAATGATTGTCCTTATTGTATGTAAAATCATTTAAACCTTGGCATCCAAGTGTTCTATGAATAGTCATTGCAGGGAATTCTGTTGCTTCTGTAATTCTTTGAGCTGCCATTGCTGAAAGTGCTGAAGCTGTCATCATATAATTATTCTCCATATAAGCCTTAACAATTGCTCGCATTATTGACGTTTTACCAGTTCCTGCTTTTCCAGTTATCAAACTAACAGTTCTATGTAAGCTCTTATGAATCGTGTCTAACTGCTCTACTACATAATCAAATCCTTGTTCTTCTTCCGCATGTTTAATTGCTTTATCAATCGCTTCATCAGAAATATTGATTGTTGTTTCAATTTGAGATTTATTCAGAATCAAATGATAAATCTGCATCTCAATATCGTAATAATATTTCAGACCAATTCGACCATTATCAATATGAAGAAAGTCATTATTTTCTAATAACCAATCAACCTTATTACAACACTCGTATATGTTATTACTTATGGCTGCTCTTAAAATCTTTTCAGAACACCATGTATGACCTTTACTTTCTCCTAGATCTTTGAAATAGTATTGGATAAAAGCTACAAGTCTTTGTGTAGAATCAATTAGTTCAGGTTTTAACTTCAGTGCTAAATCATCACATTTACGAAACCCAATTCCATCAATTTTTGTCATGATGTATGGATTTTTTTCTAACTCTTGCTTTAATAAAACTGGATTTGGTTCTTCTGAAAGCAATTTTTTAATCATTGCATAAGTGACACCAATTGGTTTTAGCATTGAGATAATGTCAGAAATGAGATAGTTATTGATGATTTTTTCCTTGATTTTATTCCAAGTAATTTCTCTAACACCTTTTACAAGACTGTAATCAATAGTTTTTAATGTACCATTCGCTACATCATTAACTACATTTGGATATGCGTTTATTAAATTATCAGCCATCCACTCAGGAATCATTGACTTCAAAAATAATAACTGTGTTTCTCTGCTTTGTGGAATAATGGCGTATATGGCAATCGGTGTATATTGATCGCCATATTTTTTATCCTTTTTATATTTCGCCTTAACCACATATTCTCCACCCACAACTAGATGTTGCATCTTTCCTGCTAATTTACTCATTTTTTTATCATCAGTATCATTTGCAGAATTATTATCACCAAACGGATCGAATGTTTTTGTAGGTTTTGTAAAGAATGGAAT